TCGCCATAATATTTACCTTTTTTTAAAAAGTTTTATTTAAGTGAAATCAGATTAATCTCTGTTTCCACCACCAAAAGTTACGCTTGTAGATCTCTGAGGTTTTAACATCGGAGAACTAGGGTCAGATTCTTTCATTAAGTCATTGTCAACTGCATCTTGTTGCAGTTTTGCACGATCATTGAAATAGGCGTTTCTTTCATCACGTGTTTCATTAGGAATCTTCGCCAACAGCAAACCACCCACGGCTACTACTCCAGCGTGCCTTCCATCGTCCATGCTCGGAAGATCAAAATCCTTTATCTCTTCAGAACGTACGAGTTCAAAACCCTCACGCATTCTAGACATAACATTTTTTCTATCTTCTTCGCCGACAAGTTCGGCTCTTATCCACCTGTAGGTATATCCTTCAGGTGCTGGAGGCGTATCCAACATAGATGGGGGACGCCAAGGTTTGCGAGCAGTATCTTTAGCTCGAGTTTCTGCAGAACGCGGAGTTCTGTTTTGTTGTTCTATTTTATTCTCATCAGTCATAATAATTTACCTTTTAATGTACTTGGCATATTCACCAAGCGGCACATTTAAACGTTTTGCCATTTGAACTTCGCTTGCGCTAAGTTTGACTTGACGTTTGCGCCCAGAACTATCACTTCTTCCAGCTGGTGCAACATTCTGTTGCATTTTGCTATTAGACTTGACTTCATCACCTGTTGAGAATTTGTGAGGAAATTCAGTTCTGATACGTTTATCTATCTCATCATAATATGTAGTATCAGAAGTGTCAAAGCCCTCTTCCTCAATTAATTTACGATGAATGTTAAAAGCGGCTAGGGTCATTGTCTCATCTTCGCCAAACCACTCATTTTTACTAGCCCAATCTTCTGCTGCAGGATCTGGTTGCTGAACTGGAGCCTGTTGCTGTATTGGAGCTTGGTAATTTTGATAGCTAGTTGGTTGTTCTACTTGTACTGGAGTAGTATTTGCCAACTTACTTTCTTCTACTGTTATCTTATCAAGAATGCCTTGAGCCTTTGTTACCTTGTCCCAGTCTTGTTCTTGATAAGCATTTTTTAAAACTGCATTAGCTTGCGCTCTTTGAGAATTTAATCTGTTTTGAGCTTCGGATAAATAATTTTTATTTAACTCTGTGCTGCTTTGTTTTAATTTTTGATTCTCTGCTTGTAATGATTGAGCATATTCGTAAGCAGAATTAGCTGCTCTTTCTTGCTCTCTCATTTTTTTAGTAAGCGTAGCTATTCTTTTTTGAACGCCTTTAGAATAATCTTCTAACTCGTCTTCTTTCTTAACTTTCTTTTCTTCTTCTTCAGAAACATTTTCTACTGCTGCTTCAGCCTCTTTATCTTCTGAAGATTCTTCTGCTTCTAACTCAACAATCTCTCCATCTTCTATAGGATCTTGTTGTACTTCTTCATTCATTTGTGGTTCTTGCATGAGTCCTCCTCACGTTATGCGCTAACGATATCATCGGGATCTTCAATAGTCGCGATAACTTCGTCGTCGTTTATAATACGGCACTCTGCATCGTCGCCAAGTTTAAACCTAGCTCCTGCATATCTACCAATTAGCACCCAATCTCCTTTTTCACACCAAGGAGTATCTCCAAATTTGTTTTTGTCTGAATAACACATAGGCCCCATTTTAACAACATAAGACACTACTGTTGCTAAGGATTCTCTATCTATGGTTTCTTTTACTAGCTGAATACCGCCCTCTGATACACCCTTACCTTTGTAGGGTAATATTAATATCCTCCAACCTGTAGGCTGAGGCATACGTTCTAAAAATGATTTATCGAGCAAGGAAGGATCCAATACTCTTTGAGAAGCTTCTGTATAAGCTTTTTCTACTTCTTTTACTGCTTCTGGGGTTTTTTCTTTTTCAACTTTTTGTAGATTTTCTTTTTCTACTGCTTTTGCGACATGTTCAGGAACTATTACCTTGCTCATCGTTTTCTATTACCTTTTTTAGCAATTCTCTAAGTTCAGATTCTAAGTCGGCGAGAGAATTGTAGCGCCCACGTAGATAGTGATACTCTTCAACATCTTTAGCCCCATTCATAATCGAGACTTGAATATCATCTTTCTTTTCAGCAATTCTTTTTTTTAGCTGTTCAGACAGCCAAAGAACTGACATTTAATATATACCAGAAAACTTGCCGCCAAATTCAGCAGCGCCCATACCTCTAGCCTTTCCTTTACCCATTCCTGGAGTAGAGGAAGCTTTGGTTTTTTTAGGTGCTTCTGAAACAGCTTTAAATGGCACGGAACCCTTATTAGAGTAACCTTGTTTTCCTTTCAATACTTTTACGTTTTTCATATAGTGTACCTTACAATTGTTTTAAACCAATATCAATTAATTTAAGCTCTTTTTGTTGATCCATTCTATCTCTAGTTGTATCGTCTTTTAGCTCTGCTATATCTTTTTGAGCCTGTATTCTTTCTATATCAATTTTATCTTGACGCAATTTTTCTTCCATTCTCATTCTTTCTTTAGCTTCAAACTGTTCTTGATCTTGAGAAAGTTCTTGACCTTTAAGTGCAAGTTCTTGTTTTCTAATTGTTACAAGCGGATCTTCCTCTGGAGGAGTTGATACTTGTTGAGAGAATTGTTGCATTAGTTCAGACATGATTGGCGAACTAAATTGAGCCAATATTGCCTGAGCTTGTTGCATAACTGGAGCGGCTTCTTGAGGAGGCATTTGTTGAGCTTGTTGTTGCATTTGTTGATATTGTTGCATAGCTTCTGGAGGCATTTGTTGTTGAGCAATTGCATCTGCTTTTAACTGTAAATGCTGCATGATATGTGAATGTATATTTCCTTGTATTTGAGCATTCATTTGAACAGGGGCCATATTTAATAAAGACACGTGAGTTGCTATATGTGCATCATGGTCTTGCTCTGGGAATGCTTGAGCTGGTCCACCCATCATAAGACCACTATTTTCCATACCAGACTCCATAGGTTTAGGAGTTGTATCTGGTGGTGGCATAAGTAGTTGGTCTATATTATCTGCACCTAAAGCAGCATACATTCTTCTATAAGCTTCGTAAGTTCCACCAGGACCATGAATCTCTGGATTAGATTGAACCAACTGCATCATTTCTTGCGCCATAACTATTCTTTGGCTGGTAGAAAATATGTCTGGATTACTTACTGGGAATATATCAACTCTATCATCAAAATCTTGTTGTTTAACCTGCATGTTACCTCCCGATACCGCATAAGGGTATACAGGAGGCAGACTATCTTTAAAAATAGTGGCTAATAATCTAAATTCTTTTTTCTGACCGTTATGTAATCTTTTATGGATAGCAGATAATACTTTGCTTGATTTTTCCATAAGCGCCAAAGTAGTTCCTACAGGAGCTTGAGAGTTACCTTCACCAATATTTGTATCTGCTATAGAAGCAAATCTTTGACCAGATTGTACTAATAAACCTAATAAGTTAAGTAAAGTACCACTTGGTTCTTTAAATGGTAATGGTTGAATAGCATCTCTAAGCGATCCTGCTGGAGCATCAACATCTCTAAATTCACCTGGTTGTATTGGCTCGTCTTCATCTCTAATTCTAATACCTCTGGTTTTAAAACCAGCAGGTAAATTAGCTAGAGTACCAGCATCAATTAACTGTCTAACAATAGATGTAGAAGCTTTAGATAAACCACCAATCATGTGTGTTAAGCCAAAGCCGTAAAAACCCAATCCAGGAAGAAACTTAAAGTGAACAAAGTATTCAGTCTTTTTCTTCATTGGATCTTCTTCTTTGAAGTTTCTTCTGATAGCTAAAATATTTTCACTGTTAGAATCTATAGTTACAATATAAGGCAACTTAACCCCACTAGGCTCACCATCTTGACCCATATCTTCAAAACCTTCTAGGTCTAAATTGCAATGAACTTCATATAAAACAGATACTTCACCATCATCATAACTTGGCTCCATACCTTCTAACTTTTCTTTTTCTGATTGTATGTCTGAATTTAAAGTAACATTATCTCCAGACTCAACATCTACATTCTTATAAAAGCCAATAGCTTGTAATTTCCTTACATCATTTTCTGGCATCTTAACAACATGAGTAATTCGCGAACAGGTTTCTAAGTCAGTTGTATAGTAAGGAACAATTAAATCTTCTGGAGCTACAAATTTAGATACAGGTCTGCTTAAGGTTTCATCGTAGTAAACTTTTTTAAATGCAGAACCTGCAAGAGGTAGATAAAAAAGCATTTGGTCTAATTCTTCATCATACTCTTCCATAACGTGAAGAATCTGATAGTTCATAAACTCTTTAACTCTTTGAGCTTGTTCTTCAATTAAACCATCATAAGCACCTACTACTTGGGTTTTAACAGGGCCTCCAGCTGGTAATAATTCTTTATATGCCTGCGCTTGGAACTGAGTAACTGATTCTCCTAATAAAGGGTGAATAACACCACTAGCTCCTGCAAAAGGCTCAGATCTATTATCGTCAAACTTCATACCTAAGTATTTAAGTCCATCGGTATAAGTTCTTTCCCAATCTTCTCTAGATGATTTGTCGCTTTCAATAGCTCCCACTAATTCTATATAGATAGTAGATAGCTCTTGAGGTGATATAACTTCTGCTAAATTTTCTGCAAAACCTACATCTGGCATCATAGGTTCTTCTGGGCCTAATATTGCAGAACCGTCTTCTTGCATTTGAATATTATCTTCGCCTTCTCCCATAGCATCTAAGACTTCAATAATTTCTTCATCAATATCTTCAGTTGATCTTTCGTTTGTTAAATCTTGTACTGGTTCTGCAATTTGAGCTGGATCTGGTACTTGTCTTTCAATTGCCATTAGTAATAAACCCTCTGTCTTATTTCTCTTTCTTTATCTTCATAATCATTATTTAACGAGACAAATCCGCCTTCGCGAAATCTCATTAAAGCTTGAGTCATAGTATCACATAAATCATCGTTAGCACCAAATGGAAATGACGCACATTCCTCTATCATATCCTCTGCAAAGGTCTTGTTAGGTGCGTACACCATTCCTGATTCAAAGATAGGAGCAACCGAATGCATCCTAGAGTGTTTATCATGGCCTCTAGTTGGAGAATAATTAACAACAGGGATACCTATTCGCCGTAGCTCTTGGGTAAGCGGAGTTCCAGATGCTTTGGCTTCAATAAGAACCATATCGCATTCCCAATAAGTGTATTCACGCATAGCTATTTCTTTTAGCTCTGGAAAGTCCCAGCGACCTTTTTGACAGTCTAATAATATTAAACAATCAGGAGCATCTTCTGAAGGTTTAAAAACACCCCAGGTAGATATAGCAGAAAAGTCAGCAGTTTGGTTTTTAGAAAAGGCAGTATCGTATGACTGCATAATATATTTTACAGGTGGTATGCTCTTATGAGTCCATCGCTTCCACCAGTCTCTTTTTATACT